GTAGAACCACCAACAATTCTTACATCAAATCTTGCAGATGCATAATCATTAAATTTATTTACAGCAGTTCCAAAATCACTGTATACAGGAACATTAATTTCTACTCTTTTAGATTCATTATTATCTGGTTGTACAATTCTAAATACTTTGTTTGCTTTGTAGGTTTGTTGAGCTATTTCTTTAAATACCTTACCTACATGCTCAAGCGAAGGCTCTACTGTTGACTGCATCCACGCTTTTATTCTTCTTGTGCCATGCTCATCTACAGCTAGCATCCCTCTGTATGTTTCATGTTGAGCTCCAGTATCGCCTTGCATTGAGGAGTATACACCAGATATATATTCTAAATCTTGTTTACCTTCTTTAACTATACCAAAAAATGCATTGTTAAGTGGTGCAGGTTGTACAGGAGAAGGTGCTTCAAAACCTTGTCTGTATTTTAATAATGCTCCAGGCGAGGATGAATACTGTTCCCATTCTTCTTCTGGAACTGAACCCTCTTGATACATCCATCTTAAATTAGATGCTAAGTTTGCATTGTGTATCATTAACTGATGAGCTTTGTTAATCTCTTGTTGTTTTCCAACTAAAGGACTAACTGCACTAACAGGATAAGGAGTACCTACCCATTGATAACAAATTGGAATAATTGGATATTCACTTGTTGGTAAAATATAGTCATACAATACTGTATCATTACCTAATGTACAAGTAAGCTTTACTCTAGTATCGTAAAATTTAACTGAATCAATAACTTGTTTTTTAAAATGAGGTGCTTCTAACATAGCTTTAAACTCTTCTTCTGTAACAACAACATTTTTTACTTTTGTTTTTTCTTGTTGTAGTATTGAAGTTAGCTCTTGTTGTTTTTTCTCAACAGATTCTTGGTTTTGAATTTGTAACTTTTCTTTTTCAAGATTAGCTCTTTCTTCTAACATTTCACCTGCTTCAACTTGAGCATTTAAAGCCATTATTTGTTCTTTGTATTCAACTTCTAATTCTTTTACAAACATTTCCATTTCCATCTTGACTTCTTCTTGTATTTGAGCCATCATTTCTTCATCAGGTGGAACTTTGTAATTTAAGTTAATAAAAGCAATTTTAACTTTTTCATATGTTTCGTAATAATCTAAAAGACCATCTCTAGAACCATCCATTTCATAAGATTCATCTCCAATATCTTCTGGAATTACATTATCAGAAAAAGCACTATTTCTTTGAGAATAATAATCACTACTAACTTCTGGACTTCCAGTAGCTTTTGATATTTTTCTAACTTGGTCTGGGAACAACTGCTTTAATTGTTTTTTAGGTAATATTTTTCTTATTTGGATATAACCTGCATCTCTAAAAAGAAAATCTCTACTCATAGGGTCTACATATACATCATAAGGGTCAAGTCTTTTAAATAAAACTTCTCCCATACCTCTGTCTGCGTCAGGGTCAATGTCAATTAAAAAGTATCCAACACCTTTTACTAAAGAATCTTGTATAACATGAGAAAATACACTTCTTCCATTAGATTGATACCAACAATAATCAGCTAAATCTGCATGAACAGCTGCTATGTTAGAATCACTACCATCACTACCAACTGCTTGCCATCTTGGATTATTTGCTGTAACAAAATACTTCATCATTTCAATGACTGGAGTTATTCTGTTAATAACAAATGTTGGCATTCCAGATTCTTGTAAAGCTTTTAGTTCTTCACCACTCAATTGGTCGTTAAGATAAAAATCTTCACACTTTTGAGATACTGAACGCCATTTTTTACGCCAATTACCATTAGCATTTTTAAATAACTGGAAATAATTCTCAGCTATCTTTTTATTTGTTTGTCGTGCCATTATTTTCTTTTTTTAGCTGTTTTAGCACTCCTTTTAAAAGCTTTTTTAGTTGGAGCACCTTTTGTTCCAGGCTTTCTCATTTTTTCACCAGACCCACCTTTAATACGTTTACGTTTAGCGTGGATATTAGAGTATAATCCTTTTTTTGCCATTTTACTTTTTTCTTTTGTAGGTCATTTTCTTACCTACTTTTTTTGCGGCTTTTTTAGCAGCTGCAACACCTTTTTTTGAGTATGAATATACTTTTTTTCCTACTTTTGGCATTTTATTCTCCTATTGTATGTATTTTTGATAAACTTCAACAAAATGTTCAGGGTCGCCTTTGCCACCCTCTGTATTATAATATTTTTTCCAATAATCAGCTTTTCCTTCAATCGTACTAGGCATTCTTTTTGGAACTCTCCAATACTTTAACCTACAATGTACAATACCTGCAGCTATATTCTTTTCAAGTATTTCTTCCCATTTCTTTTCATCAAAGTTTTGCCAATGTTTTATATCAACTAAACTAGTTTCTGCACATTTAGTCATTAGCTTACTACGATGCTTAAGATAGTGAACAAGATTGTCTACAGCAGTCGCTGCTTCTACTTGCCAGAAACTTCTTGCTGGCCCATCTCCCATTTGACGTATATATTCATAACGACTTTCTACAATACCAGTAGCAACAACAAGATTTACTGCATCTTCTGAAGCGTACTTTTCTCCCATGCCTTTACAAACATCAGTTACTAAAGATTTCATTTGTTTTAAGCTTATCATTTACCTTCTCTTTTTTCTATTTTGTTTAATTAACATTTTTGCATGACGTTTTTTAAATCCTGAAGAATCTACAAATTCTTGCCATACAGATTTAGTTTTGCCACCAAAAGAAGGAGAACCCATTCCTTCCCTAGACTCTAAAGATGAATCGTCAGGTTTATGAGTAAAATCTTCGTTTAATTCTTTCATTTTGGTATCATTTTTAATTGTTCTAAAATACTATTTACTTCAGGACTTGTATTTAATCCTTCTAAATCTTCTTTAATTCCTGTAGTATCTGATTCAGTTGTAAAATCATTATTTCTATAAAAAATTAATTCTTCAGCTTTCATTAAAGCTTCTTTAGAATCTAAATCAGTATTATAATGTTTATCGTATGTATTAATAAAATAATTCATTCTATTGATAGTTTGTTGACCAAAAGTACCATCAGTTTTTACATCATCAATATCCCAACCATGTTCATCAAAAAATATATTAAGTTTATCTTGTAATACTTTTACTTCAGATTTATCATTACCATCTAAGTTATATATAAACCATCTTAAAGAATTAGCATCATTAACTTCATTTGATTCTAAGTTATTTCCAAATCTTCCACCCTTACCAAACATTTCTTCCATTTTTTCAGAATAAGGTTTATTAATGTATTCTTTTTGGGCATTAATATTTTGTAAAGCTTCTACTCTATTTTCTTCTTGACCGAGAGCTTCAGACCATCCAGTCCACTCTAATAATTTACCCCATAGTCCCCCTGTACTATCAGCTACTTCTTCTCTAACTTGTCTTTTTTCGTTCATGCTACTACCCAACTTTTTACTTTTCTTTTTGGCTTAAACCATCTTTTTTTGTCTTTATCACGCGCATATTTTGGTGGAAATGAATGCAAAGTTGCATAATAAAGCGTCTCTATAGTGTCATCATGAGCCATTCTCGGCCCAAAAGTAAGGATTTCATTGATTAAATCAAACATATTTTCTTTTAAATGTACTAAACCCATACTAAACCTACCAGTTAATCCACTATATACTCTATTTCTCTTCTGTTGACCGCCTGGTTTTTGAGGAATAACTGATATTCCAAACTTATTTAACCTTCTTCGTTCTTCGTTTAAAGCTTGAAATATTGACCTATTCATAGCAACATCTTCTACTGTACTAGATAAACAATGGTATTGTTCGTGAAGTTCCATAATATAATCAACTACTCCTTTTTTACCAATCACTTCACCATCTGCTAAAGATTTAGAACCAATTGTAGGAATAGACTTGTGTCTTTCATAGTGAATAACGTAAACATTACTTTCCATATCTACAGCTACAACCATTATAACTGAATAATCTGCTTCTTTTGTATTAATATCAGTTGCAGGGTCGCAACCTAAAAAAGTGTTAACTGGAATTTTATCTCCATTGACATAGAGATAATTAACGTCATTTTCAGTATCATATTCATAATGACCATTCCAGTATCTTATATCGCTGCGTTTCCAAACGGAGTCTTCTTCCGATTGGACTTCCATCATATACTCTTGATAGAATTTAGATGGTGTGCCTGAGTCGTGATAAAACTTTTTCTTTTCTTCAAGTTTACTTTTTGGAAACCAACTGTCCCACAAAGATGAACCATCAGGAAGAATAGCTTTATATGTAATTACTTTCCAAGCAAACGATTCTTTATTCTTTTTACTACGTTCATGATTGATGATAAGATTGTTAATAAAGGAATCATAATGAACGGGAGTGCCATTAACACGCAACCTACCAGTATGAGGCTCAAGCGCGGGATAAACAACAGCAGTGACCAAATTAGAGTTTTTAGCTCTAGCTTCTTGGGTGATGGTGTTTTGTTCATGTTCAAAGTCATCCAATATAATTAAATCATATCTTTTGTGTAGTTTAGCACCTCCACGAATACCTGCTACATTACTCTTGGAAATTAACTTACAACCATTACTTAATTCAACATCTTCTTCAGTCCATTTTTTACCCTTTAAGTTTCCAAAGTAATATTTAATTTTATCATTAAATTCAAAATGATATTTAATATAGTCCATATTTCCAGTAGAAAGCTTCTGCGTAGCAGACACCCATGCATAGAAGTGCATATCATCTTTCGGTGTAAAACAAAAGTCTTTTATAATTGAACATTTTGTTAACACTGTTTTCCCATGTCCTCTTGGGAGGATAATAGCTAACTGTTTACAGTCTTTATTATCTATTGCATCTGCCATTTCATAATGAAACGGTGGTGTCTCACTACGCATGAAGTCATCAGGTAAAAAAAGTTTGCCAAAAGCTATAAGGTCTTTACTGGCTAATTGTAATACTTCTTCTGCTTTAGAAACGTCTTGTGAGTTAATATTAAAACTAATCTGTACTTTCTCCAATAAGTTCAGGAATTTCTATATTTTTTATAATATTTACCATGTCTGTTAATTTAAAAATTACACTAGATGTTGGATTTATAATATGATATTCGTCTATACCTTTTGATAGTTGTTTTAATTGCTCTATTGATTCACCTAAAGACATATTATCGTCAAGAGGTTTTCTTATTTTATATACGTTACCTTGCATTAATTAGTCCAACAATCTATTCCATCTTTTTTAAATTCCATAGTTACCCAACCAGTTCTTACTACAGGATAAAAACTATACCTAGCATATTCGGCATACCTAAGAAAACTTCCACCTCTAACAAACCATCTTCTATGTAAAGCTTCTTCATTTCCATCTATTCTTAATGAATCAATAGGTTTTGCATATAATTGATGATTGTGTCCTAAGAAAAAGACATCTCCTTGAGAATATACTTGAGCCATCTTTTCTAACTCTAAATCTCCGTTTTTACCTCCACCTTTTCCATGTCCACTTACCATATTCCATTGCTGTCCATCTACTATAATTTTAGAATAGCCTGGCATTAAGTAATAAGGAACATTCATTTCATTAGCAAGTAGTTTACAAATATCCATATCTAAAATATTAAAACTTCTTAAAAAATCATGATTCCCTCCTCTAATAAATAAACATTTATCTTGAATAGGTCTAATTAAATCTATAAATGTAAGATATTGTTCATCAGGAGGTATTTCTTGACCTCTTTGTGATATTTTGTAATTAGGTGGTATAAGTTCTAGTAAATCACCATTTCCAAACCATACAGCATTATCATCTTCGTATATAACTTTTACAGCTTCTTGAAATCTTTTTAAATCAAATTCATTAGCACCTACATGAACATCTGTTAATCCATGAACTCTTACTACTTGGTCTGTTTTGTATTCAAACACTTCTCCAGGCTTAACCATTTTTAAACCATCCCTTACTTCTGTTTCTATTGGCACAGAAAAGTATTTTGTACAACTATTACATTTAAATTCTTGAACTCTTTTACCAGAATTTCTGGTTTTCTTACCATCTTTTTTTACTTGTAAGCTTGAACATCTAGGACAAACCATACTATTCTCCTTTGCTAGTTTTTTCTGGAATTATTTCTCTTTTAGCTGTTTCAATTGTGTCTGGAGCAAATCCTTCAAACATTCCAAAAACACCCATTTCTTTTTGTTTAATACTAGTTCCACCTATTGTGCCTACAATTTTTCCTAATTCTTTTATAGTTTGCAACCTTATGTTCTCATCTTCGGAATTGTCGCACAAAGTCTTTAAACCTCTTAATATGTAATTGTGGTCTATACCTAGTTTTTTAGCAACATCTAAGGCTCCTTTTTCAACTTCTTTGACCACTCTTTCTTGTTTTAATAACACTAGACCTTTTCTCCTTGCTTTGGTTTGATTAGTTTCTTCAAATGCATCCATATAGGCTTTAGCCACTCCTCTACCAGAGATGATGTTTGCTGAAAAAGCCCTTTCTTTTTTAGTAGTATATTCTCTGTTCTTAATATTAGCATTTGGATTCTTAATAACCCTACTGAATGTGTATCTGTTTGGGTGTTTTGAGAAGTCCGTATCCATAGTTGAATTATCTTTGACAACGAAAGTGCCCACAACAGTACGAACATATCCTTTAGCATTCTTATAATTTTTACTATCATTTGGATGTTTAAGTTGCGCCTTTTTTAATATTTGTACAACTCCTTTATCATCTGCTATAACCCATTCACCTTCTCTTGCTTTTCTCCAGTTAGGATTAACAGTTTTATTTGGATTATTTTTTTTGAACTCCTCTATATCGTCATAGACAATATGTTCTATTTTTTTAATTTTTTTCGTTATCATTAAAAGTTTTTGGAAATTTAAATTCCATTACCTCCTTAACTTGCTCAGCTAAATTTTCTATTAGCTCTAAAACTTTAGGATGTACATCGTAGACATCTCCGTCTATCTCTATACCTACTGGATTAATCCCAGTCTTTTCTATTTCCGTATTTATGCTTTGATTTGACATATTTGCGTTTATAATATACGGATTTTTGAGAATACTTGTTTCTCTTAAATCTTTTCCTGTATTCTTGCATTATTTCTTCTAGCTGATTTTCTGTACAGTCCCATAGTTTAATTGTTCCTACTATTTGACGTTTAATATCTAATGTTTCATCTATAGTCAGATGTTCTTCTGATTGTATAATTGCTAGTTTAGTTGTGAAGTCCTCAAATGTCATCTGTGTAGTTAAGATATATAGTAATATATATATAATAAAACTATAAGAAAAATTACTACTATGTCAAGCTATATTTTATGATTTGGTAAAAAAGTTATGTCATTTTGATACACACACATATTTATCCCCCATATGGGTGCATAGTGGGATATGGGATTCCACTTTTAACTTAGAACTGACTTAGAGTCAGAAAGGGTAACTTATGTTTACAGTATTAATGACCATCAATGGTAAAGCAGTATTAGTCAAGGTCTCAGCAACTACTTGTGAAGGCCTAGAAGGCGTCATCTTAAAGTTTAGAGGTGGCACAGAGATTGTCTATCCAGAGTCTTCTGTGACTGAGATGATAGCAGATGCTCAAGCACTAGCATCAGGCAAGCGTACCAAGTACGTACCTGCTAGCTAACATCAGCCCACATTCGTGGGCATATCTAGTAAAAAATACGTAGAGATGTAGGGTTTGAGTACAATAATAGAACTTCTCTCCTTCTACATACACTTGGACTCTACTCTCTATATATATATAACATAATAATAATAACATGGGTATTAACATGAGTACACAAGCAATAATGAATAAGATTATAAATTATATTGAATTAATTACTAAAAAGAAAATTATATTATTAGTTGAAGATGAGGCTTATGTAGCCAATCAACCTAGTGTTCATCAAATACAAGATGACATTCTAAAAGAGATAAGAGGTTATTAATATGGAACTACAAGCACCACTAACTATCCTATCAATTGTATCATTATCCTTCCTTATTTATATCAATATCGTACTATCTAATAAAGTCAATAAGCTGACTAAGGAAAACAAAGAACTCAACGATTTAGCCCATTATACCAATGAAGATTTAATTAAACTAGAAAAAGAATATTACAAATAACCACTATCAAGGAAAGAAGGAAAGAATAATCATGACTGATAATAATAGAAATGTAAGTATTTGTGAGCAGTTTCACATCTTAGTCCAAGCCAACAGCCAAGTATTGTCATTCTTACAAAGAGTAGCTCTTACTGATAATCATGGAATAACTGAAGACCAAATGGATGATATGATTAAAAAGTCATTAATGGCATCAAGTATATTTATGCACAGACTGATAATCAATCTATTGCCAGCTGATATTGACATGGATGAACTAATGGATACACTTGATGTAGCTTGGCAAAAGCACACAAGAGGTGCTGATAAAATGGCTGAAGTTGATAAAGAAATTAAAAAGATGATGGGAGATAACTCATGAGCTGTATAGTATGTTATACTTGTGGTGAAATAAAAACTCCTCTCCCTTCAGGTGATATTTATAGAATATATGCTTGTCGCAAGTGCTTAAATCATTTTAAAACTGTTGATAATATTAAAAAATATCATGCTCACAAAGAGTCTACTAACAATGGGTTTGATACTAATCAGATAGAATTGAGGTTTAATTAAATGCCAAATAAGCAATCAAAATTAAATAAAAGAGCTAAACGACTTCTCAATGAAAAGCTTAACAGAGAGGGTCGCACTGCTAAGCAAATAGCTAGAAAGAAACGTAAAAAGGAGAAAAGCAATGACTAAAGATATGTTAATTAAGTTATTAAAAATGTACATGGAAATATCTGATAGGTATATGCACGAATATCCAGGCGATGAAGTAATG